CTACTGATAATTTCGTCAATGCTTTCAGTTCCATTGACATTATCAATATCTTTGTGAATCTTTAGTGAAAGTTTTTTTATCCTGCGAGCGAACTCAAACTTTTTAACCTGAACGGCAAAGTTGAAGATGTTATCTTTGTTGACTGGAAAGTCAAACAATGATTTCATATATTGCAATTCTGTCTTGCTTTCAACTCTCTCCGAGTGGTTAAGCTGAGATGCCGCAGACAATATAGACGGCAAATCAACTGTAGAGTTGTTTTCAATAACATGTTGAACACAAGTGTATAAAACTTGATTGTTTTCATGTCCGAAGGAGGAAGCCTCAATTATATCAGCGACCTCTACATAAGCATCAATACCGTGTTGAAAAAGACCAGCTAGTACAGCTCGCTCCGCTCCAACATCTGTCAAATTATAATCCATATTTTATCATCCTGTGCAGCTATCGCACCTAATAAATTCTCCACTGACGAGAGCCGCATTAACCTTAAACGACTTCCCGCAAATGTGGCACTTTTTTTCAATTTTTACTGGTGACTTTCTGTTTCTAGGGGTTGGTGTAACCTCTGGGGTTTCAACATCCCTATGCTCTCCCTCGTCTACCCAAGTATTTTTTCCACCTCTTACTGGACGTTTTCTGCGAAGGTCTGATTCAGATCTGGAGACAGTAAAGTCATTGTCAATTTCATCAGATTTCGTTTTCTGCTCTTCTCTTTTCTGCTCCAGTAATTTTTGTAATTCTTCAATGCTTAGATCTTCTGGGTTCATAGTCTCTTAGCCCTTTCTAATAAAATATCCCCTTGGCGTTTAAGCTCATATACTTTTCCTTCAAGGGACTGGAGTCTGGCCTCCGCTACTGCACGCATAGCATCAACACTGGATGCATAGCTATTTTCTTTGATAATAATCTGCCTTTTCACTTCATGCTTTGTATACTGATCAAAATTATTTAGGTTTGAGGCAACTAGTTTTTCTATCTGATCCTCACACCAAGTTAAAGCAATCTTATTTTTGTTGATTTCATCTTGTATGTAAGTCGAATAGCCGTATAGCAAATATGCTGTGTCAAACATTTCTTGGGTTGTCATTTTTCCCATGTCCTCTTTTGTGAGGTTTGCTGCTACGATATACTCAACATTGAACGTCGAGTAAGTAACGTTAGAAAGATTTATATATTCTTCTATGGATTTGATATGATCTGACAATCTATCAGATGCCTTTAATTGATTTTCTCCACTCATCGTCACTCCCTGAATATTTCAATTCTATAAGTTCAATATTGTTTAATTCACACCACTCTATCTTGTCTTCATCCCTAGCCTTTGCTAGTATAAAGTCAGCTTTTGTTTTGTGAAAGAATGGTATGTGTTCGTAGTGCTGTCTTCCGTGTACCTCAAAAGCTTTCCGTATGTTGGGAATAAAGAAATCCAAGTATAATACGGACTTCTTATTTGCAGAGGTGCTTCCGGGAAGTTTCACTTCTTCTAAAATTCTGTAGCTATGATATACTTCCCTTATTAACTTCCTAGCCCTAACGTGATGCTTAGACCTTTTTCTTTTATCATTGGCCTTAACATCATATTTAGAAAGGTTTAAGTTGTACTCTCTCCCGTTGAGACCTTTTATCTTCAAAATAGCTCCTTGATATTACTATAGATAAAATCGCACATGGAAGGGTTCTCATTCAAAAACTCTGTGAGATTGTTGACTCCTTGAAATTTGAAGAATCTTTCAATGTCTTCTTCTTTCTCTCCCACCTCATTATCTTTTAATATCTTTGCTACCACTGGGTTTTCTGTCTCGTCTAACGCACACTGGATAGTATACCAAGCTCCAGCGGTTTTTATTAGTCTAAACTCACACGCAATCTGTACGACTTCCTGAACCTCATCTAGGCCTATGCCGTATCGAATCCAACTCTCTGCGGTTGAGTTTGGAATACCACCAGCATTTGATGTCTTAATATTCCAATTTGCAATCTGACCCACATGTGGGCCAGTCTGGGCAGGCACTTGCCACTTGCCACGATGTGTGATAATCATATTGGTTCCAGCTTGGTATTGCAGCATGTTACCGCAATCAGCCATTTTCATCGGCGCATACCTGCTACCACTAGTATTTGCAATGTTGTGAGTAATGCAGATGATGATGGTCTTGTTCTTTGTAACAGATCCACCAATACGTTTAAAGAACATTGACAGTAGTCTTGGCAAGGCATTTCTTACGCCAGTTCTAACCTCGCCCTCTAGCTCACCTTTAGGAACCATGTTAGACATAGAGTCAATAATAATCAGACACTCAGGATCGTTATTAATATAATATTCGATAATATTCAGGAAGTCTTCTGCTGATAGAATTCTATCGTCTGTTGACTCCACAATAAGTATCTTGTCTGGGTCTAAGTCTTTGATACCTTCAAAGTTCTGTTTTGCCAATCTCCCTTCAGTGTTAGCGTAAATTACTTTTTTCCCCAACGCCTGACACTTTGCAGCGAAGTGCAAAGCCGTTGTTGTCTTGCCACTTTTAGGGTCTCCGGTCATTACAACACAGCTACCTTCTCTTAGCCCTCCACCGAGAGCTATATCAAGAGCAGGAGAAACACCAATAACCTGAAGATTATTTAAGTTATCAAGGACTTCCGACCCTGTTCTTACAACATCTCCATACGTAGAGACAACAGTGCTACTTACTACATCTTCGGTAAACTTATTTGTTTTCTTCTTCTTTGCCATTCAAACCTCTCAATCTTTGCAAGCTGGATTTCTTACCGAAGGAGTTCTTCCTGCCCTTCGGTTCCTCCTGTATATTTATATTAGTAGATTGAGCGTCCTGTTGCTCAACTATTTTTTGATATTTGCAGATTACTTGCTCTAAGTTTGGATAGCCAAGAGAGTAAACGTGTTTAAGCTCTTTAGAGTTGATGGCTTTGACTATTGCAGAACATTCATATTTTTTAGCCAGCCTATTAGCAAGGATGACTTGATAAGAATAAGTTTTTTTCCACTTAGAGGTGTTCCAAAACTTATATGATTGAGTCCCCTCGTTTTCTTTTTGGGCCATTCTTGTACACATAATTTCCGCAAGATATTGCGCGCACGTACAGTATTCCCCAGTCGAGGGCGATTTATAATTGCTTTTCTCTGTTCTTTTGTTTGTCATGATATATCAATGCTTCTTGGATGCACTCCTCAATATTGTCTTCTGTAGTGATTTCTTCAATAAGTTCTGGAGTCATCCACATTATTTTGTGAACAACGCCATTTTTCAACTTGCCTACAGTAATGCAGTCTCGGCTGCGTTCTGCCCCGAGTCTGCCTACCGCTGACTTTGTTAGGTAAGCCGCTTCACAGTCTGACATGTCTGTGACTACCTTATGAGACTTGAATTGTAGTGTTATTGCACTAATAGATCTGTCTGTCTCAATGCACAGCTTTCTCATCTCTTTCCAAGAAGATAGTCTTCCGTTATCATCTTCTTTAAAAAAAATAATCTCGCCGTCAGAAAGTGTCGCGCTTATCCAAATGCTATTCTTATCTTTTCTGTAATAAGGTAGCCAATTTTCTCTTCCTGATATTATCATTTTGTAATACTTGTGATGCAGTTTCTGATCCTAGTAGATGTAGACTTTTTGCGTGCCTCATCGGATATAACAGAGGCATTTTCTGTCATGATGGCAATGCCATCCTGTCTAGCAATCTGTGATCCAGCATTGGCTTCCTGCGCCTCCTTTTTTCTTAAGCCCTCAACTTTCTTTTTGATTGTGGCTTTTGGTCTGTCTAGCTCTTTGGCTATTTCATCGACACTGTTTGTCTTATAGTGATGCTCAACATAAAATTCTTCCGCTTTTCCTAGTGGGCCCTTCTTAGTCATTTAAAAAACTCCTCTGCGCTCTTGTTAAATATAGTGAATTATTAGTTTTTAGAAATAGCATATAGAAATCAAATGTCTCTTTGGAAACTTTTTTCATTTTTATGTCTATATACTTTTCTCTGTCTGAAAACATACCCGATGGATTAAATGGCGCTCCATCGTATGTTGCTATGTAAAACCCAATACTAGCTGAATACTCTTTAGTCTGGGCATAAACCATTTCCTTGCTACCAATTGTGGGGTTTCCGGCCCTATCAAAATTGCTTGTTACTATCTTTTGATTCATCATCTTATCGGTGTTAGGATCTAGGTACTTCACTTTTTGCCTTTCATAATATAATTTTGCTGCTGTTTGGGTGTCATCTTGTTGATTTCTCCCCTAGTAGCAGTTGCATGTTTACCATAAATAGTTTCCGGTGAAGCCTTCGGTTTTGATTCCTTTATTTTCGCCTCTACCTCAGACTTCTGATAGTGTCCCATCTTTTTAGCGTTCTTGTCCGCCAACTGTCCTATAGTCGAAGCATTTTCTACAAATGCTGCCCTGCCTCCAAAAATAACACGCTTTAGTCCTTCACTTCCACATGCGTCACAATGGGTGAGGGGATCGTCTTTAATAGACTGCCTCACATCATTTAATTCATGTCCGCAGTCTGAGCAAATATAGTCGTAGTTAATCATAGTATTCATCCTCTAGGGCTTCAAGAACCCTACCAATTATTCCGTTTCTCTGTATATCTTCGTAGTATAATCTGCTTATACCTACTCCCTCTACTCCTTCAAGCCTGTCAATACAATTCAGAAGCCCGCTGAATTTATTGATGTCTGTCTGTCTAATGTCTCCGTTGATGAGTACCTTGGAATCCTCGCCCATTCTAGTGATGAACATTTTTATTTGTTCTAACGTGCAGTTTTGGGCTTCATCTAATATCATATAAGCATCATGAAAAGTAGCCCCTCTCATAACCTCTAGAGGTTCGTATCTGATTCTACCCTCATTAAAAAGCTTTCCATAATAGTCTCTACCCAAGAAGTGTTTTAGGTTTTCTTCCATAGGTAGCAAGTATGGCCTTATCTTTTCGTCCAGTTCGCCGGGAAGTGAACCAATGTCTTTTCCTGCGCAAACTAGTGGTCTTGTTACAATTATCTGCTCAGTCTCATCTCTGTACAGACTATTGGCCGCAATACCAGCGGCTATAAACGACTTTCCACTGCCGGATGGGCCAGTGCAAAATATAACATCGTTTTCCACTATGTCTAAAATATATTCTTTCTGGTTTTCAGTTTTAGCCGTAATTGGAATTATTCTACGTCTATCGTTTTTTTGAGTCTTTTTTCTGGATCGTTTCATTTAGTAAACCTTATCTACCGCTGCTACCAAAGCCTCCCTCTCCTCTGGTTGAGTTGTTTAGTAGCTCGACTTCTTTTAGTTGAAATTCTGGAACTTCCTGAAATAGGATTTGTGCAATCCTATCTCCTTCCTGAACATTTAGCCAATCATGCCCTGTATTGTATAGACATACCTTGACTTCTCCTCTATAGCCAGAGTCTACAACTCCAGCTAAAACGTCAATCCCGCACTTTACAGATAATCCCGACCGAGGCCAAATCAACCCCACATGCCCTTCTGGTATTTCTAGGGAGACTCCAGTAGAAAACATGGCTCTTTGTCTTGGGGCTAAGTTTCTCGTGATTGTTGAATACAAGTCCCACCCTGCGTCTGAATAGTTAGACCTTGTTGGTAGTATTGCATTCTTTGATACTCTTTTTACGTTTATGGTTTTTCCTGAAAATCTTGGGTCTGTCATAGTTTCATATCTCCAAAGTCCATGTCCTCAAGGTCGTTGGTACTCGCTCCAATTTTATATGATGTAATTTCATGTTCTTGTGGAGCAACTTGAACTGCCTCACTGTTAATCCACGGCTCTGTCCACCCCGCAATCGGGTTTCTTTGTCCAGAGTCGTATGGAAGTTTAATTGTTTTTCTTCTATTCATGCAAAGCCAGTCAATATATTGGTGCAAAACAGTTTCGTTCAGCCCAATGATGGAGCCATCCTTAAAAAGATAAGATGCCCATTTCTTTTCTTCAACCGCAGCGCTCTCAAACATCTTAATAGCCTCTTCTTCACACTCCTCAACAATGTGAGTGAACCCTTCCCCCTTTTCTTGTCGAAGAATTTTAAGGATTTCTTGGGTGTTATATAGATGTATAGACTCGTCTCTCTTTATTAACTTAACAATGTCTGCGTTGCCAACCATTTTTTTGTTTTCTGCAAACGCAAAAGCGCAAATAAAAGAAACATAAAACCTAATGGCTTCCAAGATGTTAATGCTAATGAGGGTAAGATAAATTTGTTTCTTTATGTCGTCTATCTTTTTACTATTGCTCAACTTGCGTAGCTTGTCGTATTCTTTGACTGCTACATCTGCCCTAGCAACAATCTCTTTGTCTGTTAGACATGAATCTAGTATATCGCTGGGGTTGGGGTAAACATTCTTAATAATGTATGTGTAACTGTAGCTATGGATCTGCTCAAAAAACTGCCATACATTCAAACATGCTTCTAACTCGGGGTTTGAGACATACTCTTGAATCGTAGGAACACCTCTACAAATTACCGAATCCATCATCGTTTGGTATTTGAGGTTAGAGGTAAAAATAAATTTTTCGTTCTCCGACATTACAGAACTGTCTTTGAAATCACTTCTGTCTTTCTTTAATTCAATTTCTTCTGGCCTCCAGAAGAACTCTAGCTGCTTTTTATACAGGTCAAAGAAGACTGGGTATTTAAACTTGTCATAACGCTGAAGAGATAAATCTTCGCCCAAGAATAATGGTTGCTTGAGCGTGTCTACGTTCATTTTATTCAAAACACTTTTCATTAGATTGAACAGGCTCCACCTTCACAAATTGGTTCTTTTTCTAGTTTTCCATCCCCATCTGGGGTATTGCAATAATATAAATTTTTCACGCCATATTTATAGCTAGTGATATTGTCTTTTATTATTTGACTCAGTGGTATTGAGCCATCTTCGTAGTGGTCATAGTTGTAATATAAGTTGGCACTGATGCTCATGTCAACAAACTTTTGTAGGACTGCTACGATTTTAATTATAGCATTGTTATCCTGCATGTCAAACGCTAAACTATAATATTTCCTACCTTTATGATAGTTCGGCACTAGCTGTTTTAGCACACCATTCTTGGCTTTTTTGTAAGAAAGTAACTGTCTAACTGGCTCAATACCATTCGTGCTATTCTGTATGACTGAGCTTGACTCGCAGGGCATAATCGCAGACAATGTAGAGTGTCTCAATCCAAACTCTTTGATTCTAGCTCTTAGCTCTTCCCAGTCCATAGCATACTCTGGCTTTACAATTTCGTCAACTGTTTTCTTATACCAGTCAATCGGAAGCAAGCCCTTAGAATATTTGGTGTCACCAAACTTTTCACACGCACCTAACTCCTGCGCAAGCCTACAAGAAGAGTCAAGTAAATACCATTGTATCTTTTCCATCGTTTCATGGACTAGTCTCGGTGTTTGCGGATCGTCATAGGTAAGTTTGTTCTTAGCTAGAAACCCTGCTAAATTAGTCACACCGATACCCAAAGACCTTCTGTTTTTTGTGAAGTTTTCTCCGGCTAAGACTGGGTAGTCCTGATAATCTATAACCGACTCCAGAGATTCTACTGCGTTTTTGCAGGCGACCTGAATATCCTTATCTGAATTAAGCTCACCTAAGTTGAGCGCAGACAAGATGCAGATGCCTATCTCTCCGTCTGGATCATCTATTGAGTGAATTGGAACGGTCGGGTGTATGATTTCTTGGCATAAGTTACTCATGTGTACTGGTATATCCCAAGACCCGTTCTCATTGCAGTTATCTATATTCATGCTGTAGATACGGCCTGTCTCTAGTCGCTCTCTAGCAAACACTTCA